GCTGAAATGAACAGAGATGAATTAATGCATCATCGCCTTCAGGCATGGATGCGTGAGAATAATTGCGATGACATTGAGTATCTGGGTTTCAAACCAGATACCTTAGGGGTTGAAAGGCACTGGTATCGTATTGGTGAATACGAAACTACTGTTGATTGTATTGAAGACATTGAATTTATGGGGTATGTCGAAGACTGAATTAAAGCACTGGTTAAATTCTATCAATCATGAGAAGCAAAATATCATGACTGATGAGAACAAGAATGAGTATCCACCTTTCATTGTGAATCGCTGTCTGTCTGGTTTCATTGATACCATCATGGCAGCGAATGAGATGAACATCAATCATCATTTGTCTAAGAAACTACAATATGAATTTTTGCTAAATATTGTCAGACCAAAACGGAGATTCTCTCCTTGGTTAAAAAAAGAAAAGATTACAGATCTGGAAGCAGTCAAATCTTATTATGGTTATAGTAATGAGAAGGCAAGGTCCGCTCTTAGTATCCTTTCTGATGATCAACTAAATTCTATTAAACTTAAATTGACTAGAGGTGGAAAACAATGACGACAGCGACTGACATTGAAGTAACTTGGGAACCTAGTGATATGGTCGAAGTTACTTTGAGTGAGCCTGATGATTTTCTTAAAGTTCGTGAAACTCTGACCAGAATTGGCGTTGCTTCTCGGAAGGAAAAGAAACTGTATCAGTCTTGCCATATTCTTCACAAGCAGGGTAGATACTACATCGTTCACTTTAAAGAACTCTTTGCCCTTGACGGCAAACGCGCTAACCTGACGCTGAATGATGTACAGCGTCGTAACCGCATCACTCAACTCCTGGTTGATTGGGAACTGATCACAGTGGTGAAACCAGAAACGATCGAGGATGTATCACCTCTGAATCAGATCAAGGTTATCGCTTACAAAGAAAAGGGCGAGTGGACTCTGGAAGCAAAGTATAACATTGGTAAAAAGAAAGTTGCTCCTGTTGAAGCATAAATAACTCTGTGCCATTCGTGCGGCACTCTACAAAGTCGGAACACCCTAAAAGGAGGTACGGGATTTACCCTACCTCCTTTTTTCGTTTTATGGTTAAATAGTATTGGATGCCGAAAGGGTCCACACAACACAAACTCGCTTTTAAAGGAGCTACTATAATGGTTAAGTACCACATCGCAGATATTGATAATCTGTTGAACGACGCATCGCGCTTTGGTATTGGAATGGATGAGTGGATTCGTAGATTTGCTTCAGTACATGAAGATGTAACAAACTACCCTCCACATAATCTCGTAAAAGAATCTAGTGTAGAGTTTAGATTAGAACTTGCTCTTGCTGGTTATAGCAGGGATGACATTAAAGTTTCTACTGAGTGGAACAAACTCTTTGTTGAATGTTCTAAACCAGAGGAAGATGAACCAGAATATCTCCACAGGGGTATTGCGAAGAGATCATTCACATGGAGTAGAACCCTCTCAGATGATGTAGAAGTAACTGATGTATCATTTGATAATGGTATGCTTACAATCAGACTCAGAAGGGTCATTCCAGATCACCAGAAGAAAAAAACATACGAACTAAATAGTGCGGGGTAACCCAAATATCGTCGGCACTTTAAGGGTCTCCTGCCAAATAACAGAGAGACCCTTTTTTATTGAATTCTAGGAGAACTATGATCGATCAAATGTTTCACATTTACAAAAAGAATAGTAATGAAATCGTACAGCATAGTCTGAGCGTTGAGGAAATGGAAAATATGATTGCTGAAAGAAAGGTTGATTGGAAGAACTGGGAAATTCAACCATGCTACACTGAGTACACAGAGGCATCCTACTAATTATAAATAAAAATAAAGTCTATCCTGATGAAAAGTTATAGGGATTTAAAACTTACCCTGCGTTATAATCAACAACTTAATCCTAAGTTCTGGGTTGGAGAAGCAATCAAACCAGAGGTCAGGGAAGGACTGCTTCGCATTGCTGAGGAGTGGGCAGAGTTTGCTAACATCCCAAATGCTGCTATAATCGATGTAATTCTTGTAGGTGGAAATGCCAATTATAACTATACTAAGTATTCCGATTTGGATCTACATTTGCTGGTCTCCAAGGAGGATATTGCTGACTGCCCTGATCTTATTGATGATTACCTTAGAGACAAGAAGCAACTCTGGGCTCTCACCCATGATATTAAAATATATGGACACGATGTTGAACTCTATGCCCAAGACCGAAGAGATCCTGTCCCATCGGGTCAAGGGGTTTTCTCTCTAACAAATAGTTTCTGGATTCGCCGCCCAACATATGAAGAGGTAGATCTTTCCGATCCAAACATCACCAGGAAGGTGAGACACTATATGGAGAAGATTGATTTCCTGATCGATAATAAAGCAGACGATCGTGTAGCATTTGAGAAACTCAAAGAGAAACTGCGTGAGATGAGAGCATCTGCTATTCAACGCGGCGGTGAGTTTGCTGTAGAGAATCTGGTCTTTAAAGAACTTCGTAACAGAGGTTATCTGGATAAACTTTCAGATCATTTAAGAAATCTTAAGGTTACAAGCTTGTCAATTGACTGACCTCATGTTATGATGAGGATTGAATTATAGGAGTTTATGGCTGTACAACTTGCTCTCCTGAAATCAGGAGAAGAAATCATTGCGGACATCCGTGAGATCGTTGACAAAGATACTGGAAAACAAATGAGTTTGGTTTTTATTAAACCAGTTCGTGTTACGGTTCAGCAACCTGCTGTACTCAACGAACAGTCTGGACAATCAGAAGGAGTTTTAAGTTTTGCTCCATGGATTGCCACATCAAAGGATGAAGAATTTTTTGTTCCTTATGAATGGTGTGTGACAGTTTGCGAGGCAAACGATGATATCAAAAATAGTTACATTAAAAATGTAGGAGTAAGAGATGACAGTGAAAGTAATTTTATTGAAACCGAGCAACCAGTTTCTGATAGCGGAGATTGAAGAACGTCCCGAGGAAGATGCTGATTGTATTCTCATCAACCCCAAACGTATTCTTGGGTTTGCGCCTGAGTGGAAACTTGAGAACTTCATTCCATTCACTTATCAGAGGCAGATTCCGATCAGGTCTTCTGATATCATGACCATTGTAGATCCCCGTGAGGATCTGCTAAAATTGTACCGTGACGCTACTGCTTGATGGATTTTTATACTAATGTTGCTATCATCAACGATACTGTTTTGTATCGTGGTTTTAGCGGAGGTGATCGGGTTGAGTGTCGTGAAGAGTTCTCACCAACTCTTTATGTGCCATCCCAAAAAGAAACGGCATACAAGACCCTTGAGGGTAACTATGTCGAACCAGTTCATCTGGGCAACATCAAGGAGGCAAAGGAGTTCGTCAATACTTATGATGCCGTAGATAACTTTACGATCTACGGCAACACCAAATACTTGTATCAGTACATCCTGAGCAAGTATCCTAAGGAGGTTGACTATGATTTCACTCAACTCAGCATTATGTCTCTTGACATTGAGACTACATCTGAGAACGGATTTCCTAGTGTTGAAGAAGCACGGGAAGAAATTCTTTGTATCACTGTAAAGGATTTCACCAGCAAGCAAATCATTACCTGGGGTTGTGGTGAGTTTGAGAACTCCCGCAAAGATGTTCATTATATCTATTGTCAGAATGAGCGTGACCTTCTCGGTAAGTTTCTGGAATACTGGGTACAGAAGACTCCTGACATCATCACAGGATGGAATGTCAAGTTCTTCGATATGCCATTCATCTGTCGTCGTATTGATCGTGTGCTGAGTATCAAGCACATGCGTTCTATGTCACCATGGAACTCTGTGCGTGAGCGTGAACTGTATGTCAAGGGTCAGAAGAAGATCTATTATGACATCATTGGTGTAGCAACTCTGGACTACTATGATTTGTACCAGAAGTTTACTTATACCAATCAGGAATCTTATCGCCTGGATCACATTGCTTTTGTTGAACTTGGTCAGCAGAAGTTGGATCACAGTGAGTTTGAGAACTTCCAAGATTTCTATCGCAACAACTGGCAGAAGTTTATCGAGTACAACATCCATGATGTGGAACTCGTTGACATGCTTGAAGATAAAATGAAACTGATCGAACTTGCTGTCACCATGGCGTATGACGCTAAGGTGAACTTTGAGGATGTGTTCTATCAGGTTCGTATGTGGGATAGCATTATTTACGATGCTCTATCGCGGGAGAACATTGTAATTCCACCTAAGACCGAGAGTACCAAAGACCAGCAATATGCTGGTGCCTATGTCAAGGAACCTGTTCCTGGTGTGTATGATTGGGTAGTCAACTTTGACCTCAACTCTCTATACCCACACCTCATCATGCAATATAATATCTCCCCTGAGACCCTTCTAGATGAGCGTGTAAGCGGCATCAATGTAGATAAACTTCTCAATGGTGAGATTGACACAAGCACCCTTGATGGCGTTACTATCTGCCCCAATGGCACTCTGTTTACTACCAAGAAGCAGGGATTCCTGCCCAAGTTGATGGAGAAGATCTACAATGAGCGCACGATCTATAAAAAGAAAATGCTCGCCGCTAAGCAAGAATATGAAGATACTAAGAACCCTCAACTCGTCAAGGATATTGCTAAGTTCAACAATATCCAAATGGCAAGAAAGATTCAACTCAACAGTGCCTACGGTGCTATTGGTAATGAATACTTCAGGTATTTCCGCTTGGAGAATGCTGAGGCTATTACTCTCTCAGGACAACTCTCGATCCGATGGATCGAGAACAAAATGAATGAATATCTTCGTAGGATTCTAAAGACTGAGGACAAGGACTATGTTATTGCTGTTGATACCGATTCCATTTATCTTGATCTCGGTGATCTGGTCAAGAGTGTATTCAAAGGAGGAACGCCGAATGATGAGAAAGTCGTTTCATTCCTTGATAAACTGTGTAAGGTGGAACTTGAAACTTATATTGAGGATTGCTACAAAGAACTGGCGCAGTATGTAAATGCTTATCAGCAGAAGATGGTCATGAAGCGCGAGAACATCGCCAACCGTGGCATCTGGACTGCGAAGAAGCGTTACATCCTCAATGTATGGGACAGTGAAGGTGTGCGTTATCATGAACCTAAGATGAAGATCATGGGTCTTGAGACTCAACGCTCTTCTACCCCAGCATATTTCAGGGACAAACTTGTTAAGGCATACAAGATCCTGATTGAAGGAACTAATGATGACCTTATTGATTTCATCGATCGGATTAAATCTGATACCAAGAAACAAAGTTACCTAGATATAGCATTCCCGAGGGGTTGTAATGGACTTGAGAAGTACAGGAGTTATTCCCAGATTTACAAGAAGGGTACACCTATTGCTGTCCGAGGTGCATTATTGTATAATCACTACCTTAAGCACAATAAGATTACTAATCGATTTCCTCTTATCCAAGAAGGAGAAAAAATCAAATTCATCTACCTGAAGACTCCCAATCCTATTGGTGAGAATATCATCTCATTCTTTAACACGCTTCCTAAAGAATTTGATCTGGAAAAATACATTGACCACAACCTACAGTTTGAGAAGTCTTTCCTCGAACCACTCAAGTCTGTGCTAGAATGTATTGGTTGGAAGCATGAACGCACTGGTTCACTAAGTAGTTTCTTTTATTAAATATTATGAGTTTTCTTAACAATGTTATCAAGGAGTTAGACAATGAATTTGCGTCAATCGTTGATGAAGGCATCGCCGCTGGGGATTGTAATTCGTATGTGGACACTGGTTCTTATATTCTCAACGCTCTATGTAGCGGGAGCATTTTTGGTGGTCTCCCACAAAATAAAGTCACTGCCCTCGCAGGCGAATCCAGCACAGGTAAAACCTTCTTCGCTCTCTCAATCGTAAAGAACTTTCTTGAGCAGAACCCTGAAGGTCAGGTCATTTACTTTGAGTCTGAGTCTGCTATCTCTAAAGATATGATGGCAACTCGCAACATCGATGTGAAGCGTGTCGGACTTGTTCCTGTCACTACAGTCCAAGAGTTTCGTACACAGAGCATCAAGGTTGTTGATGAGTACATGAAACTCAAGAAGGATGACCGCCCACCGCTCCTGTTTGTGCTAGACTCTTTGGGTATGCTCTCCACCTCTAAGGAGGTTCAGGATGCTTCTGATGGCAAGGAAACCCGTGATATGACCCGTGCTCAGGTGATTAAATCCATCTTCAGGATTCTCTCACTTAAACTGGGTCAGGCAGGTATTCCTTTGATTGTCACCAACCACACTTATGAAGTTGTGGGTGCTTATGTTCCCACCAAGGAAATGGGTGGTGGTACTGGTCTGAAGTATGCTGCTTCTAGCATCCTGTTCCTTTCCAAAAAGAAGGAGAAGGATGGCACAGAGCAGGTCGGCAACATTATTAAGGTGAAGGCACAGAAGTCTCGCTTTACTAAAGAAAACTCTGATGTAGAAACAAGGTTGTATTTTGATGAACGAGGTCTTGACAAGTACTACGGACTACTGGAACTGGGTGAGAAGCACGGAGTCTTTGAGCGTGTGGGCAATCGCGTTAAAACTGATTCTGGTAATGTATATCCTTCAGTTATTTACAAGGATCCTGAGAAGTATTTCACTCCAGAAATCCTCCAAGCACTCGATGAGTGTGCCCGAAAAGAATTCTGCTATGGATCTTGATGGAAGTAATTGAAAGTACAATTCTGAAGAATCTCGTTAGTAACGAGGTTTATATGCGTAAGGTCATCCCCTACATCAAGGGGGAATACTTTACGCAGTATTCTGACAAGGTGCTTTTCGATATTATCAACGATTTTGTCGTTTCGTATGGTCAACCACCAACGAAAGAAGTTCTGAGTATCGAAGTTGATAATCGAAAAGATCTTAACGAGGATTCTTATAAAGAGTTACAACTGAAGATTCATGACATTCAAAATACTGAGGTTGATTTTCAGTGGATCTTAGATACCACTGAGAAATGGTGTAAGCAACGGGCAGTTTACTTGGCACTACTTGAGAGTGTCAAGATTGCTGATGGTAAAGATTCCAAGCGCACCGAAGATGCTATTCCATCAATCCTTCAGGAAGCACTCGCTGTTTCCTTTGATGAGCATATCGGTCACGACTACATAGAAGATTATGAAAGTCGTTTCGAATTCTATCACCGCAATGAAAGTAAAATACCATTTGATCTTTCACTCTTTAACAAGATTACGAAAGGTGGTATCCCCAACAAAACTCTTAATGTCGCACTCGCTGGTACTGGTGTGGGCAAATCTTTGTTTATGTGCCATGTTGCTGCTGCCTCGCTCCTCCAGGGTAAGAATGTCCTCTACATCACACTGGAAATGGCGGAGGAGAAGATCGCGGAGCGAATTGATGCGAATCTTCTCAATGTAAACATCAAAGATATTGAGGAGCTTCCCGAGCAACTCTTTACTTCAAAGGTCACCCGACTCGCACAGAAGACTCATGGTAAACTTATTATTAAAGAATATCCAACAGCATCTGCTCACTCTGGACACTTTAAAGCACTTCTCAATGATCTATCGCTTAAGAAGAGTTTTAAACCCGATATCATCTTCATCGATTACCTCAACATCTGTGCTTCGTCTAGATATAAAGGAGCACTTGTAAACTCGTACACTTATGTCAAAGCGATTGCGGAAGAACTTAGAGGTCTTGCTGTTGAGTTTGATCTCCCTATCATTAGCGCCACTCAGACTACTCGCTCTGGTTATGGCAGCACTGATATTGATCTTACAGATACCTCTGAGTCTTTTGGACTACCTGCTACTGCGGACCTCATGTTTGCTCTTATCAGTACAGAAGAACTTGAAGGTATCAACCAAATCATGGTCAAGCAACTCAAAAACAGATACAACGATCTGAACATGTTCAAAAGGTTTGTCGTGGGTATTGACAGGGCGAAGATGAGGTTGTATGATGTAGAGGACTCTGCCCAAACTGACATTGTTGATTCTGGGCAGGAATATGACTTTGAGGAAATCGCCAAATCTCAGAGTAAATCATCAAAGGCGAAGTTAACTGAATTTAAATTTTAATCTATGACTATTGATCTGAACAAGTATGTCGAGTTCGTTGATACCACTACCTCTGCTCCAAGCAAAGAGTATGATAGTTTTGTTGGGCGCATTGCGGAACTTAACAGTCAGGGATTTCCTACCGAGCGATTGCTTACTGCTGCTGTAGGCATGTCTGCTGAGGCAGGTGAGTTTACTGAGATTGTGAAGAAGATTGTTTTCCAAGGCAAACCTGTGAATGAGGATAATCTGTTCCATCTTAAGCGTGAACTCGGTGACATCATGTGGTATGTTTCTCAAGCATGTATCGGTCTTGATATTTCTCTTGAGGAAGTTATTCAAATGAACTTTGAGAAACTGAGTGCTCGTTACCCCGAAGGATCGTTCAGCATTGAGCGTTCTGAAAACCGTGTAGCAAACGATATCTAATAAATACCCCCATAAGGGGGTTTTTTTATGGCTACTAAAGGTATAGATAAATGGAAAAAGTATTTCCAAAACCAAGAAGTAGAAACTTATATTAAAGCAAATAGTTCAAATACAAGAAATAAAAATTATTTACATACTCAAAATAATGCTGGCGATCTGGTACGAGCAAAAAGACTAGAGCACGGACATCCAGTTACAATTTTCCAGAGAGACATATATCATGAATCTGGAACCTTCAAGAATATGATTTCAGTTGATGCTGGAAATGAAGGAACTGGGTGGGTACATATTGATTGCCTTGATAAGGTGAAGGATGGTAGAGCAACATTCCAGATTGAATCTACAAAGTTAATTAATTTGGGTGACGATATTATTGTTCCAATGTTGAATGAACAAGAAAATGTTCCGTGTAAAAAATTTACTTCAGCGGAACAACTGGCGAAATCAATCTTACATGGATTAGAAAATGAACCATCAGTTCCAGAATACATCACCGAACAAGTAGCACAGTTTTTTTATGATGATGTAGATGATACTGGAACTTTAACTGGAGATGCTCAGTTTGTATGGAATGCTGGTGTATCAGATAAAGAAAAAAATCAATTAGGAGTTTATCTTGGAGAACTTTTGATTGGTTACATGATTCTTCTTAAAAAAGCAGTTTGTTTTGCTAATGCTGAAATCGTAGCATACCCCGTAGAATACTTCGCTGTTCCTAAAGACCCATCATTTCCTGGTATTGATTCTTTCATTCAGTATAAAAATGAAAGCAATAATCCAAACGCTGGAAAATACTTGATTTCTTCTAAGGCAGGTAAGAAGGGAGCATCCCCATCTGTGTGGAGTAATATAATGCCACATATGAAACAAAATCCTGGATCGTTAGGTAATTCTCCTACTTTAAGAAAGTTACAACAAATTTGTAAAGATGTTGATGGTGGTACTATCAATGGTAAAAGGTCTATGAGGTATGTTTATCGTTATGGGGTGAAGGAAATTCTGGGATTCAATGTGGGACCTACTACATCAGATAGATCTCAAAATCCAACCATAAATCCAGATGATTTATTCAATCAATTAAAATCTGGGTGTTTAACTAATCCTGTGTATGGTAAGGTTATTAGAAGAGCATTACAAATTCAAACATCTTTAAGTTCATCAAATTTTAAAGAAGCAAGTAGTTCTTCTGTTACTAGTTCGCTTAAAAAATGTGGTTCTGGAATGACTGCTTTCTTTTCTAGATATATTTCCGATCAATTAAATACTGATGAAAACTCAAAATCTAGAATGAGGAATGCTGTGGCAGGAAAAAAAATGTATCAAGCTTACCTAGATACTAGTAAATTTAGAAAAGGTCAGATATTTTTCAGTACTAAAAAAGTTACTACAGCAGAATTAGAGTTTACTGGTGGTAAATCTGCTACTGACCTTATAACCGCAAGCCAAGGTACAGTTAATTACACTCTTAAATTTTCCAACTAATGGCAAACATAGTTAAACTAAAACACTTAGAGCATTTAGAAGATGAAGTTCTGAACTATGGTTCGGAAGGATGTTTTGCGGTGGTTAGTTTTCTTACCGAACTTAAAAAAATGATCGGTCAGAAATCTACTGGAGGGTTTCTTCAGACTAAATGGGATGGTGCT